AGCGGCAGACGGTTTTCGTGGAGTTCGACTGGGATTCCCACTCGACCATGCAACAGGTGCGGGCGGAGCGGTTCACGACGGCGACGAGCGCGGTGGACCGGGGGATGCCGTGGCAAGCGGCGAGCGAGTATTTCAGGCTGAAGCTGCCGCGCTTCGCGGGGGATGAGGTGGGGCGGGTGCCGTTTAATCTGACGGAGATTGGGGGAGTGCCGAGTGATCAGTCAGCAGTGATCAGTGAAGAGGGAGATCCGCTGGCGGAGTTGGAGCAGCTTTTCTTGGCTCGGACAGCACCGGCGCAGGCTGGCTGCGGGTGCGGTGCAAAGGCGGTGCAGGGCACCGGCGAAGTATCGGCGGAATGGCAGCGGATTCACAAAGCGCGGGAGCCTTGGGAGAAGAAATTCCAAGCGAAGGTCTCGCGGTTTTTGATGGATGCCAGGGCGGAGACGCTGCGGAACATCGCGGCCCAGGGCGAGGGTAAGGCGGTGACTCGCAACTTGGATGCGCTGCTGTTGATTTTCGATCTTGGGAGTTTCCTGAGTTCTTGGATTACCGGGCTAACGGCAGTGAGCCGGGCGGCGCTGGAACAGGCGGGCTTCGAGGTCTGGAATGACGAGCTGGGCCGCACCGACCCGCTGACCATGCCGGCCCCGGAAGTGCTGCAAGCCATCGCCGCCAGGGAAAACAAGATCAAGGACGCGGGGCAGGATGTTTTCGATAGCATCCTCGCGGAGCTGCGGGACGGCACGGTCAAGGGCGACACCATGGACGAGCTGGCGGAACGGACGCGGCGGGCGTTTGCCGGAATCGACAAGGCACGGGGGCTGATGATCGCCAAGACGGAGACGACGGTGGCCTATGAGACGGCGCGCGCCATCGCATTCCGCCAGGCGGGGGTGAAGTGGAAGAAGTGGCTGAGCTCCGGACTCGGCAACGAGCGGCTGAGCCACCTCAACGCCAACCAGCAGATTGTTTCCACTTCCGCGAAATTCACGGTGGGCGGGTATCTGATGGACTTCCCAGGGGACCCGACGGCACCGGCGAAAGAAGTGATCAACTGCAACTGCGTGACGGTGGCGGCGGAAGGCCCGGACATCGCGGGCAACGACGACGAGAATATTCCTTATTAAGATCATGAGCCAAAACCACGCCAGCACCTGTTATTTCAACCTTCCCGGCGGACGCCGCGTGGAGGTGGGGATGACTCTTTTCGAGGACCCGCTTTTCCCGACGCCTAACGAGCCGGATGTGGAGCGCGCGCCCGCGCTGCATGAGTGGGCGGAAATCTGCGAGAAGCTCGCGGCGATGGCGGTGACGTTTGGGAAAGTGCCGAGTGAGCAGTGATCAGTGATCAGAAAAGACTAACAACATGACAAACGATACGACACGCCGCGCGATGAACGTGGAAGCCAAGATCCTCTCGGAAGCCGAGGGGCTGGTGGAATACGTGGCCTCCAACGAGGCACTGGATTCCTACAACGAAGTGGTGGCCGTGAAGGGGTGGCGCTTCAACCGCTTCGCCAAGAACGCGCCGTTCGTGGACTCCCACGACTACTACTGCATCGACAAACTGCTAGGCCAGGTGACCTCCGCCCGCATCGAGGGCCGGGACCTCATCGAGCGGGTGCAATGGGCGAAGGACGTGGAGGAAAACAAGCTGGCCCGGCTGGGCTGGAAGATGACCCTGGGCGGATTCCTCAAGGCCGTCTCGGTGGGATTCATGCCGGTGCGGATGGTCCGCAACGGAGCCGAGGGCTGGACGCAGGCGCTGGCCGAGATCGGACGCAAGCCGGAGGACGGCGCGAAGATTTCCTACATCTATCTGGAGCAGGAGCAGATCGAGCTCTCCGCCTGCATCATCGGCGCGAATCCGGAAGCCCTGGCGAAAAGCTACGGAGCCGGATGCATCAAGGACGAGGATCTGGCATCGGTCGGATTCGCGGATGACGACATGCACTTTCTCACCATCGCCGGAGCGGCGCTGGACAAGCCGGAAACGGACGCGCTCACCCGCTCGCTGATCGCCCGCGAGATGGGCCGGATCACCGGCAAACAGATTTCAGGGAAGCAGAAGCACCACACCAGCACCTCGCCCGGCACGCCTGACGGCGGCGAGATTGCAGAGCGTCAGGCGGCGGAGCGGAAGGCCTTCCTGCAAGCGTTGAGCAATATCTAATCGAAAACACACACACTATCATCATGAACACACTGCCAGAAGCTGAATTCCAATCCAAGGTGCTCGACACCATGGGCACCGTGAAAACCACCCAGGACGAAATGCTCTCGAAGTATGAGAACCTGGACAAGACCACGAAGTCCGCCTTCGAGGAACTCACCAACATCAAGAACAACTTCAGCGGTCTCGACGGCGAGATCAAGGCGCTGGAAGTTGCCTTCAAGAAGGTGCAGCTCCAGATGACGCTGGAGCAACGCATGGCCAACGGCGGCACCGCGATGTCGCTGGGTCAACGCACCGTGCGCGACAAGGAGAAAACCAAGAGCGCGTTCGCCGCCATCTGCCTCGCGGTGGGTCGCCCGGACATCGCCGCCAAGGCTCTCGGCGAGGATTCCTCGCCGGGCTCCACCATGATCGACGAGGATCTCAGCGCGGACATCTACGACTCGCTCTTGCGCTTCGGTGCCTGGGCGACTCTGGGCGTGCGTCCGGTGGGAACGAAGAACACCAAGGTGCCGGTGAAAACCGCCCGCCCGGTGGCCAACTTCATCCTCACGGAAGCGGGCACCGTTTCCGACGACACCACCAAGGCCGGCACGAACGTGACCCTTGAGGTGGAGGTCATCGCCGTCTTGCTCAACGTCTCGCTGCAACTCATCGAGGACGGCGAGATCGACATCGTCGCGGACGTGCTGGACGATTTCATCGAAGCGGTGAATTTCCGCGCTGACTTCGCGGCCTTCCAAGGCTCGGGCGCGGCGGATGCGACCCACGGCGGCGTGACCGGCTTGTTCAACTTCGGCACGGCGGCCACGGCTGCCGCGACGCGGACGAGCATCGCCCTCACCAAGTATGACGACTGGCTGCGCTGCCTCACCACGGTGGATGCCGCGGTGCTCAGCCGCCAGGCGCGCTGGTGGATGCACCCGTCGCTCATCGCCGCCTCGATCGGCGTGCAGGACAGCAACGGACGGCCGATCTTCCAGACGGCATTGGAAGCACCTGCCGGCGGCATCGTGAACCTGTTCGGGTTCCCGGTGACGATGGTGGGAGCGGCACCGAGTGCCAACGCTGCCAGCGCCAAGGTGGCCGCGTTCGGTGATCCACGGGCCTACGCCGTGGGCATGCGCAAAGGCTTCACCTTCGAGGCGTCCGACGCGCCGCGTTGGAGCACGCTGGAGCGTTCGTTCCGTGGTCACTGCCGTTTCGACGCGGTGGGCGCACGCGCCTCCGCGCTGGCCGTCATGACCCTGCCTGCTGCCTAAACTAACCGGAGATAGGTCCTATGGGACCCATGGGACCTATCTCCTCCACTTTCACCAACATGAGACCTATCTCCTCCACTTTCACCAACCAAGATCATGGCCAAGAAAACTGAAACCACTCAAGAGGCACCGGCGCTCGTCACCGTCCGCGTCACCGGCCAGCCGGTGGGCGAGGATGGCCTCCACTACACCCAAGGAACGACCTTCGAGACCACGCCGGAGCGGGCAGCCGCGCTGGGTGAACTTGTGGAAATCCTCGCCTAACCACCACCATGCTCGACGCCGGATTCACACCGCTCTTTCACCTCAAGTCCCGCATCCTTCCGGAAGCGGGGGTGGACGACACGCAGTGGGATGCGGCGTTGAGCGCGCTGGGGCGCTCGGTCGCCAGGCGCTTCGAGGCGCACTGCAACCGCCACCTGGAACGCCACACCGCGGCGTCCGAAATTTACTCCGCCCGCACGCTGGCGGTTTCGCTCAAGGCCTATCCGGTCATCACCCTGACGAGTGTGCAACTCCGCGCGGCGGACGGCACGCTGGCCACGGTGGCGGCCACCTACCAACTCGACAAGGGCTGCGGCCTGCTCGATTTTTCCACGCCTCCCGGCTCTGCCGCCGAGAGGCTACTGCTCACCTATGACGGCGGCTACTGGCTCGACCCCATGGACGGCACTACCACCCTGCCAACGGGTGCCACCGCGCTGCCAGAGGACATTTTGGAGCTATGGCTCGCCGAGGTGCAGACTCAAGCGGAGGCCCGCGAATTGTTCGGGTCCGTGGCGCTCCGCAAGGAGGGCAAGACGCCGCCGGCGGGACTCAGCGCAGCCACCACCGAGGGCTTGCGCCCTTACCGCCGATTCTCCGGGGAATAACCGACATGCAAACCACGATTTCCATCACCCGCTCGCCCCGCTTTGAAAGCCTGCTGCAACAGCTCGGCAACCTGCCTGTCGTGGCGTTGCAAGCCGTGGCAGCGGGCATGGTGAGTGCGGGCAGAGATGTGCTATCGACGGCCGTGGAGAAAAGATTCACGGGCAAAGGTCCGTTTCCCGTGGCGGAGCACCGGCTGGGTAGGAAGAGCCCTTACCTTTACAAAACGCTCTACGTCACTCCGCCTCAAATCAATTCCTCGACCAACCAGGTGACGCAGGGCTTTGGTTCGCCGGTCCGCTACTTCCTGCTGCATGAGCTTGGCTTCAGCGGCCCGGCTCCGGTGCGCGCCCATACCCGCAAGACAGCGAGTGGCAAGACTGCCCAGGTGCGCGCCCACACCCGCAACCTCACCATCGCCGCGCGCGCGCCGATGACCACCGAGCTGCAAAGCGAGCGGACGCGGAAGGCCTACCTGGTCGCCATCAACCGCGAGCTGGAGCTCGCCATCGACCGGAATGGAGGCCTGGCATGAGCAAGGCGTCCGACATCGCCACGGCCATGGCCGCGCAACTCAACGCCGCCGCCGCGCTCGACGGGGTGGAGGCCATCGTGGACCGCCAACTGGACATCGCCACCGAGATCCAGAAGCGACTCTCGCTGAGCCGCGGGAAATCCGCCGGCAAGGGCGCGATGATCACGATTTTCTATCTCGGATTCGAGAACCCGGACTCCTCCGCTGCGGGCACTCCGAATGTCTCCCGGAATTACCTGGTCTCGGTTTACGCCAGCCCGGTGCTCAACACCGGCAACACCCCGGCGGATGACCTGCTGGAATCCGCCGCCGGCGTCCTGCACCGCTGGGAGCCGCTGGAGGCGTCCGGCATCGCCGAGATCTCCGTGGTCTCCGGCGTGGCCCGCGCCGACGCGGAATTCCTCATCTATGACCTCACCGTCAAAGTATTCTCCCGCCTCTGACTCACACTAACACCAAATAGAAAAACAACACCATGGCCGCATACACCACCATCCGCCGCGAGCTCCTCAACGCCCGCGTTTATTTCATCCCCGTCGGCGAGATCGTCGATGCGGTCACCGTCGCCGAGGCCACCTGGCCGGACAACGCGCCGACTGCGAACTGGACCGCATTCCAGCTCCATGACACCGAGACCATCAAGAGCGAGCGCGAGTTCGAAGAAGAAACATTCCAGATCCCGAAGAGCACGGGCGGCTACCGCGACGACACCGAGAGCTCGCTGAAAAAGGCGATGTATACCGGCACCACCGCCAAGACCAACTCGATCCTCAAACAGCTCGAACACGGCCTCGCGACCCAGCCGGTCGTCGGCACCGCGCAAGCACCGTTCGCCCGCAATGACGACTACGTGGAAG